TGCTGTAAGCCGTAACTTCAGTCCAGCCAGCGTGAGAAGACATCGTGTCGCCAGCCGCAGGTGTATTAGAAGCGCCAGCCCCGTACAGGCCAAGGAACCAAGAGGTAATCTGGGTAACTGAAGTCAAAGCAGAACCAGCCATGTACTGAAGGCCAACGTTGACTACCAAGTTCTTAGACTGGGCTTCCCACTTTAGGTTACCGTCTTTGTCATGGCACTTGATTTCAAACAGGCCGGTAGCTTTTGCTTCCTCACCGGCTTTAAGATTACAAGTCAGACCGCTAGAAACATGGTCAGTGGCTGTGAGTTTTTCTGTGGTCATATTGACTCCTTAATTAGAAGAACGAATCAATGCTGCCGTGGCTGTATTAGCAGGCATTGTGATAGTGAAATTGGCAGAAGTCTTGTCAGATCCAAAGTCTAGGACTGCAATGGATTTATTACCCTGCGTGACGTTATAGATCAAAGCACAACGAGCCGTGACGGATGCGCCAAAGACTACATCAGCAAAGTCTACAAAAGCTGTATATTCAGAAGAACTGATTGTTACGCCCGTCAAGGCTACCCCACCCGCAACGTACCCAGTCCCTGTGACTTCGTTGGTTGCGCTGTATACAGTGGTTGATTCGTTTAAATCAGCACTAGCCGTGTACAGAGCAATCTTTAACGTATTGGTAGATAGGTTGTGGACGCCTGTGTATAGCTCAGTTTTAAAGCTAGTCGTCTGGGTTTGGAGAATGCTCATGAAACCGCCACTCTAACTTGACCATCTCGATAAGCATCAGCTCGTTGCTTGCCATCTGACAAGTTTTTATACAAAGCAATAGCCTGAACATAACGGCTTTGAGCAAGAGCTACCATATCGGCCTCACCCTTCATGTAAGTGAGAGCCTCACAGATAGTGCCATACAGTAATACAGAATCAAAGTTATCACCCAGCCAAGTATTGGTAGCCGTGACAATAGACTCAGGATAATAGTTGTAATGAAGCTCTGCGTTGTAGGCAGCACTAGGAGTAGGCCCAACAATGAACGTCAATTCATTCACATCGTTTGATTGGGGGCCAAAGATTGCGTAGTGTTTTGGCTCACTTAACTGTGCAGACAAAGGATATGCTTCACGGATAAAGTTAACGTCTTTGTTAAGCAGGTACAGATAGTCGCCTTGAAAGACTACCGCGCCAGATACAGTACCGCTGTTAGCCACCGTCAAGGTAATGGTTGTGCTGGCAATACTTCTAACCAATGCATTGGTTCCAATGTTTGTCCCAGTTACCTGCTGACCCACCTCAATACCTGTAGTACTAGCCACCACAATGGTCTTTTGACCAGACGTTCCTGTGGCAGTTGTAGCGTTGTACGGGTATACGGCAAGGCTGTATACAGACAAAAAGTCCGAAGGACACTGAAGGTACTTATTGCCAACGCTCAATGAGCCTGTCACGTTCTTTCTCAAGTTAGCAGGCTGCGCTGTGTTATAGATGCGCTGCTCCGCCTGACGGATAAAAACATCCATGTTGACGGTTGGGAAAGAGTTCTCGCAGTAATCGTTTACCTGCGTGACAAGCTCACTGTAGTTCATGCCATCGGGCCTCTAGACATAAAGCCTTTTGTAGCCGCTCCCGCGCCACGCATTTTGATACCAGTTGTTTTAGCTGCTGGTGCGGGACGGCGGTAAACATTGCCTACAGCCATATTGACTGTGCCGGCATCACTGTGGTCAGGGCCAGAGCCAGGGTTAGTAGAAGCCGTAACCACCTTACCCGTCATAGTATGGGGTGTAGCGTATACCTTGGCATCACCAACTTCTTTACCCATCATCTTTTTGCTAAATGTAGCCATGCTTAGCCTCGTTTCTGTGCGGCAATCTTTGCCAAATTACGACCCATAGACAACATATCGGCATTGGTTTTACCCTTACCTTTACCCTTGCCGCCCATAATTTCTTTTTGGGTAGGGCCACTATTGCCCAAGTTTGTGCCTTCGGTTTTGCCTTTTTTAGCAATGCCATCGGCTGATCGTGTATATGCCATTTTAATCTCCTTCAAGATATAGATACTGTACCAACAAATGTCGTTGCCACCAAGTAGTTTGGCGTCAATCCTGCGTCATTTAAACTGGCCCCGCCTACAGGTGCCCAGCCCCATTGAATGTCTCGCGAACCACCCGACAAATTACCATTGCTGTTAATGCCTGACGTCACATACGTTGTGTCTCTACGCGGGTTGCGTAGTGCCTGGGGGTCATCCACAGGAAACGTACCCAACATTAACTGCGGCTGGTCCGGATCCCAACACTCGGGGCAAACCAATAACTCATATTTGCGCTGCTTAATGATTTCAGTTTTAAGATTCTTCAACCTAAACTGTTGCCCGCAGCGGTCGCACTCAGCAATCGCTATCTTGCCGGATGCAAACCGATTACCCATCAGTAACCCCCGCCGCTTCCAATAAACATCTGCCTAGGCACAAACCGGACCGCAGCTTTTTCTCGATCTTCACCAGCTGCAATGTCAAACGTTTCGTTGTACATTTGCTTGAGCATCTCAATACGTGGCATTAGCTCTGGCGTCTTCACTGCAATATGGTATGCCAGGCCGGCCACCAAACAAGGCAGGAAGCGAAAATTCATTTCGGCGGTACTTACCCCAGCGCCAGCGTCTTGAACGCGGCGTAAGCGCCAATACACGAATTGGTACGTAGTGCTGTTATCAGGTGTAGGCCACACGGTCACAGCTGGAAGTTGGGGCACAAACACCGCCGTGCCATCTGCTTGTGCAGCAGCTGTCGTATTGTTCTGGCCACGGAATACACCGCCAAGCGTATTGCCTGAAACATAGGTGTAGTAAATGTCTTCTGTGCCCAGGCGAATAAAACCAGCGCCGGCTAATCCAACCACCGTGTTAAGCGTGATTGTCGTTGCCGTGGAGGTGAGCGCACCATCAAGCACAGAGGTTGTAGGATTTGTCTCGCCAGATAACCGCTGGATCCATACCTGAATTGGTCGCGCCTGTTGTAACTTGTTTGGTATTGTTGCATAGGTAGAAACGCTAATGCGTGTAATAGTCAAATCAGCCTGGGTAGAAGCAGTGTTTGATCCCGTGCGGATTACATGTTCTAACAAATCAATCGTATCTGTAGGCAAAGCATATGTAGCTAGGCCGGGCGTCAGGTTAATAATGCCCTGCTCCATGGTCCACATGTTAATACCTTTGGATTGCCACTCAATAGTCATCAAATTCATCGACCGCCGGGCAGTTCTTAAATCATAACCCGACCGCATCTCCCGGCCCGCGCGCTCCCATGCCTCTTCAGCGATTTCCGTGAAGTCCATATTGAAAAGCGTGGTGCCGGTAGTGGTCATCTAAATCCTGCCGTTTTCTTTGCTATTGCTTTGGGTTGAGCTACAAACTGTTTACCAGATGCCTTACCAGCACGTTTGGCTTTAGTCGTTGCAGCATACTCTGCTGAAGTTAAAGACTTAATAGCTTTCTCAGGCAAATACCGCTCCCCCGTCTTACTTGACGGCTTACCAGACTTAGTGCGCCATTTCTGGTCGCCCCAATCTTTAAGCGATTTCTGAGGAGCTTTCAATCTCTATATCCCCCACCAGCTTTTTTATAACGTTGTGCAACCATTTGTGCTTTTCTGGCTGACCATTCGCCAGCGCCTGTGCCTGCCGTAGCTTCTGCTTTGACGGCATTAAAGATACGCTTGCGTAATTCAGGCTTAGTATAATTTCCTGCGGCATTAACTGTAGATTTACCGCCTTCTGCCATCTTCTTAGGCTTAATCCCTTTATCCTTCATAGCAATAGCGGTAGCTGCTTGTTTTGCTAAACCACCACTTTTATAAGAAGCTGTTTTGGCGGCGTTGGCAAAGTCACTTTTCTTGGGGGCGCCAGAAGAACCTACACTGCGCATCTTTTCACCAGAACCAGAGGCTATTCTTTGTTTCTTAGCTGCAATGTTGGCATACAAACCACCGCCTGCCATCTTTACATCTTTAGGTTTAGAAGATTTCATTTGATGCAACTTTATTTTTTGCTTAAAAATAATTTATCAACCATTTTTATCCGCTGAGGTTTAGTTGTAACTTTGTTAATAATAGCCAAGCGTTTAGGTTCACTTGCACCGTAAAACCCAGCTTTTTTTAAAGACTTAGTTACATCTTTAACACTACCACCTTCAGCGTATTGCGTGAAGTCAGTATTATCCCGACGAGCTTTACGCTTGCCTTTGGGCATTTTACTGGGGGAGATGGCTCCCATTCCACGGCTGGCTAACATATCAGCACATCCCGCCATTTTTCATGGTAATCATTGTGCCTTTGGTTTTACCCTTGGTAGCACAACCATCAGCACGTTTGGAAGCTGAAGCAACTTTACCGCCCGAAGCCATCTCGCGGGGGGAAGGAGGCATGCGCTTTTCTTTGGTAAAGATGCGTGCGTCTTTCTTGTCTTCATAATCTTTCAGCTCTTTGGCAGTAGGGCCGCCCTGCTTGCCACGACCGGCGCCAACTTTAGGGTTCATAAACCCAGACAAACTATCGTCTTCAATGTAACGCATGGCTTTTTGATTGGGCGTTTCGCTGTCCAGCAATCGAGCTTCACCACGTTTAACGGCTTCAATGTCAAATTTGTCATCGGCTATGTTGCCTACGCCTTGCGTGTAAGCGTAACGTGGGCCTTCGTATTTTTTAGTTGCCATGATATTTCCTTTAGCAGGTGCGGCCGCCCATGTTCATTTTAACCATTGTGCCTTTGGTTTTGCCTTTAGTAGCAATACCATCACGGCTAGAAGAAGATTTAACCGAGCCCATTTTAGATGAAGCCATACCGCCGCTCTTTAAACCTGCGTGCGCTTTAGATGCTTTCATAGAGGCGTGTTTAGCCAATGCTGCTGGCATACCGCCTTTAGCCATGCCGCCGCTTTTCATAGCAGAGTTTTTCATCATTTTGCCGTCAGGCATTTTGTGCATACCGTTTTTAGCCATGCCGCCATGCGCCATCCTGCCAACACCGTCAGCAGCAAAGTCAGGAACCATTTTGCCGTCTTTGCCTTTAACCATAGTCATGCCACCGTCTGCATATCCACCCATATTCATCTTTTTCATATCGCCACCTTTAGAAAATTTTTTGCCTTTATCGGCAGTTACAAAATCCTTACCCACTGACATGGGCACCCCTGCTTTCTTAGCAAACGATGGCGAATTTGCAATCGCGGCCATGAAATTATGTTGCTTCTTGCTTGTGCTTGGCATTATCGTCTACCTCGATAAATTTGACCACCTTTAACGTATGCAGCAGAACTAAAATCATCATAGTATTTGCCGCCACCACCATAGCCTCCACCCAGGTATTCGTTCATCCCTGTATTGGCATCAAATGTGTATCCTTCTGGGGCTGCAGCTTCAGGCACGTTCATACCGCTACCAGCATCAAATGTGTAACCAGCTGGGGATACGTTTGATGTGTCTGTAGCTGGAACTACTGTACCCGTATTAACATCAAATGTGTAACCTGTGGGGGCTAAGCTGTCTGTAATTGGCGTGTTAGCTCCAATGCTGGCATCGTATACGGATCCAGCTGGCGCCAAGATTTCTGTCGCGGGCGTGTTAGCTCCAAGATTAGGATCGTATGTAAACCCGGTAGGGGCTACGCTTTCTGTGCCTGGTACGTTCAGGCCACGACTTGCGCTAATACTAGGCGTTGAATTTAATATATCCAGCATCTCTGTGTAGGACAAATCACCGCCACTGTCGGCAGGCTTTTGGTCAACAACGGTAACCTCGCCTAAATCACTTACATCATTGTTAAGACCTGGCTGGAAATCGCTCAAACTAGTTTGGAAATCGTACTCAGCATCTAGGAACTTTTGGTCATACTCTTCCAATGGCCCAACTGTCTGGCTATCGCCGGCATTCAAATCACGCAAAAAGTCATCAAACGTATCGGAAGTACTCGTTGATACTGGGCGGGGCGATCCTTGTGTTGTCCACGATTCAGTTGCAGGGTCCCACGCTATGTATTCACCAGCAGGTTGCAAATCTGCTTCAGATATTTTAGGGTTAGAACGTATGATGTTGCCAATAGAATCCGGCAGCACATTGCCAAGCGCATCGCGCATTAGTTCTTTGTAATATTGATTATTTGCTTTTGCATCGGCTTGCATATTTTTAAAGTCACTACCGTAGCCCAATATGTCAGCAATTTTATTGATGCCTTTTTCGGCCATGTAGTACTGGGGATTCAAAATAAATGATGCCAACTCCATTTGTGTTGGAGTTAATTGGCTGGTTATCTTGTCTTTTGCCAAGGAACCAACAGCACCTCTAATGAATGTATCAAGCCCTGCCACGATCAATCACTCTTTTTGGCGAATAAGCTGGTCAATTTTTTCTTCCAGCCTGTTAAAACGTTGGTCAATGTGGT